CGGCACCATTCCATGTGTTTCGTTAATTTACTTATTTAGAATAGCATCCCTATAACGGGGAACAACATAGACATTGCATCTCGAGGCTTGAGAGCTGGGCGTTTACTAAGGATAGTCTGCGAGCCGGGGATTCGAACCCCGCACTTACTCACTCCTATCTTGTCCAGATCAAGTCAATAGCCCTCTATCGACGGTTATGTTTCTATTCTAAAGTCCGAAGAACGCCTTTATTAACCAGGCGAGGTAGTTTAACGTCATACCCAGGACTACTATGAGGATTTTATTATCATTGTTACTGAAATCAAATCATTTGTGTTTCTTTCCTTATTGAGAGCTGACTAGGCTCTCATCACTACACATAGAAATATGGTAGTGGGTGAACTCATTGATCAATGAATTCGTCTGCAAAAGCTCGTTTTTGACCACCCGTAAGGGTGGAAAATAATTGATGATTTTATCTTTCTTCATAGGCTTCATGTCCGACTTAAGTGCCTTTTCAAAAAATCCACGTATCATACGCTTCATCTCTTCAGGCGGATCAGTCTTCCATGCCGTTGATTGCAAGCATTTCACCAGTAAAGTATCCTCAATTAAAGTGGCATCTTCATAAGCCAATAAGGGTCCGTAGATCGGACAACCATCTAACTCAAAGTTAGTAGTGGGTGGACGAATCTTACGGAACTTTATCAACGCTTCTGAGACGGCACGAGGATGTTTTACGGTTTTCTCAATCATGATCGCATCATCACTATTCACTTTAAAATAAGCTGCAACTTTACGTTGCCTAGTGTTAATACTCCACTCCCAGTTACTAGGAGCTGTCATGCCCAAACCCCCTAACCTTTTGTGGACGAAATAATTCGGAACGAATTTATTACGGTCCATTTTGGGTAAGAGATCCGGGATCCTCTTCAGGATATACCGCTTGCAACGGTGATCACCACCTTGTGTCGGAAATTGTGTGTTCTCCGGCGCATTACAGGCTAAATCCCAAATCTGTGGAATCATACCCAACGCTTCTGCCAGAACACCCTTCTTAACATTATGTCCTATACAGATGGACAGAGGGATATACTTTATCTCTACATGGCTGTACATATCAACGAAGATACTGTTGATTAATGCATACCTAGGAGACTCGTAAGTTTTCGCCTCATTCACTGTAAGTCCGACATCTTCAGCGGCGTCACGCCACTTCTTTCCCAGTCCCAAGTGACCGCGGAAAAGAATATCATCACCATTTATCAAGACACGACTCAATGTCTCTTTTTCAAATTTAGTTTCATTACCACCGCAATTGGTCGCTCTCATGTAAGTCGAGAGATTGATTATACAAAGAAGAGGGAAAGAGACGGGGTGACCCATCAACTGACCCCGGCGTTGAATGATGGAAGTTCCATCTGGATACTCAATACGAGCACCGGCGAAACTACGAATTAAGAGCAATGCAAGATTACTATAGGTGGGACATTTGTCGGAGATATTAGATATCTCCCCAATATTCTCCAGTATACGAGTTAAGCATACCAATGTTGAAGTCAAAGACAAACCATCAGTCGCGGAATCATAATCTCCGGAAAAATATTTTTCACCACTCTTACTAGCACCCACACCAAAAATTCTATCAAGAACATCATCAACCATCGTACTAAATCTAGTACTCTTCCATTTCGAAATGAGCCACTTCTGAAAGGGCCTCATTGCTGTATATATGGCCTCGCGGCCTGCGGTAATAACCCTGAACTTTCCCGGTTCCGGGATAGCTTGGTATCGCACTACATTATCCTCAAAGGTAGCCCTCCCCAGGAGTCGGCTCGCCAATGTATCACTAATCTCTCTACCCTCCCATGGACAACCTAAGTTATGTTCAACATTAGGCGAAAGAGCGGAATGATTTCCTCCTAGCCTCCTACTAGTTTCGTAAGAAGCATGATATGTAGGGACACAAAGTCCAGGTTTGTAGACTGCCTTAGGCGGTACTACTACATCCACAGCGCGCCTAATCCAATTAGCCGCTGTATCACTCAAAGGTTTTTCGGTAGACAGGAGGTTCTTATGCTTAAGCATAGCTTTATTTTCAAGATTTTCTGACATTTGTAGCCAGCATCTCTTGGACTCATAAAGACTACGCAAAAATGCGCATGCCTTCCTACCCTTTGCACCTACTCGATTAACATAAGAACATTGTGTTAACACGAGCCTTCGAAGAAAAGTCGGGAACAGGAGGATTTTTGAACGATCCTTAGTCTTCCCTGTGGCGAAAGCCAACAATTCTTGAAATTCACCCTTAAGCAATTTTTCCATATTATCATCTATACTCGCGTATAGTAATCTTATGAAAAGAATGTTTTTGGAGTCTTGGAGCTTTTGCTTGTGACCTAACTTTTTAACTAAAGGAAAGAAACAAGCAAAAATGGCCATAGTTGCACGAAATGCAACTATGGCCCTCTCGTAGTTATCTTTGTCTGCCTTAAGCAGATCACGATTAACTACGAGGCCTTCGGTTTGACCATCAGGCCGAAGGTATCCTGCACAGAATTGAAGAGAACAAATTTGTTCAACCCTATGGACGCTCAACGTCATCGGGGGATCGATAAGAGTACCTAGTACTTCTTTAATATTGATCCTCTGTAACAGGGAGCAACTTGTTACAGACATCCAGTCCACCTTAAAACGTGGTAATGGATAGATGTGGCTATGATTCGGTTCGTTATAATTGTTATAATGCG